GCCGCCGATCGCCACCGGCGTATTGAAGTAAACCGTGTTGAATACGGTCTGGCTCGATCCGCCATCGACCACGGTCAGCAGGTTGCTGCCAGACGAAATTGAGAATCTCGGTGTCGGGTTGCTGGTATAGGTCTGCGGCGTGATATCGGAGACAATGCCACCATCAGAGTTGTAGACGCTCAATGATTGCGTCGCGCCAATGCCGACGTAAGGATCCGAAAGGCCGATGCCCTGCCATGGATGAAGGTCGCGAATGGTCGAGCCGATCAGCGACGGAACGAGATTTACCCAGCCGCCATAGGTCTGGATCAACTGCTCCTTGTAACGAATAAGTTGCGACTGCGAGACGCCGGCCGCGTTCGCTGCCAGCGTCATCTGCGTATCCACACCCGGTTTTAGCTGTATCGCCATCCAGGGCATTTTGGTCAGGCCCGTGGCGGCGTTGCGAGCGGCGTCGGGCTCTGCGCCGTCCATGCGGCCGACTCGAATTTCTGCCGCATGGAGTCGACTGACGCTGTCGCCATCAGCGCCTTGTATTGCGCCTCCCAGCTCTGGGCCATTTGCGGATTGTCCGACTGCGCGCCGAAGTCGCGCATGTAGCCGGCGGCCGATATCATGCACGCGGCGACCATCAACTCCGGCACATTCTGCGTCAGCCAGGTTGAGGAGTTCGACGCCGACAGCGGCGCGGGACGAATGGTCGCCTGCATCTCAAGGCCGTAGGGCTGGTCCGGCGCAGGTCCCATGATCAGTTCAGTATCGCTCAGCCGCGCGAAAAACTGTGGCTGCCCACAGTTCGATGAGACCACCGATGGATAAACCATATCGATAACCGCCCGCGCCGCCGGCACGAGAGGGACACGCGTCGCGTTTGACGACGTGGTCCCAGCCGAAGTCAGGAGATTGAGCGCATCGATCTGTAGGGGAAGACCCGCAGTTGTCGAGAGAGAGACAGTGCGAACTCCGGATGAGCACACCACCGTCGAATTCGTAATGCTGGCCGAAACGAGGTCTAGATCGCGGTAGAGTCTGCCTTCAGCGTAGTCGATCAGCACGTCCATAATGCCGCTGAAATTGCTGTCTCCGCTCACGAGCATGGTAGACGAGATCGCGGTGATCGTCGCGATCTCGGAAACCAGCGTGGTATAGTTCAGCGCCATTGCGTTGCCTCAGATGTCGTTCGGAGCGGCGTCGGAAATATTCATGATTGCCTGCGCGATGGCGACCGCTGATACGCCATCACCCTGGATCGCAATGCGATGGTACTGGTAGGATGCCGCCGACGTAGCGCTCGCTGTGATGATCTCACCAGCACCGCCTGCCGTGGTCCCCGATATGATCGTGGTCCACGTTGCGCCGTTGGCGCTGCCTTCAAGATGATAGCCGGTGATGCCGGTCGCCGAATTGAGGAAACCTCGGTCGTTCGGCGCGTACAGCGTGATCGATTCGACGATGTGCGTCAGTGTAGACACGGTCGAAGTGATCGTGAGTGATGTGCCGCTCGGATCAGCCGGCCAGTTCTTTCCGACTGTGTTCTGGAAACTGGAATTGGAAACCGCCAGCGCAGCGCACATCTCGGCGCGCTTGTTCGTAACGCCATTGAAAGCTGCGTCGACGCCGGCATTGAGCGTCATATTTCCGATGTTTCCGCCGAGACTTTGCGGTGGTTGCGGGAGAAAGTTGTTGGCGACGTTGTAGCCGAGGTAGGACGCCGGGTTGTCGGCAGCAGCATAATCTTCCGGCAGCGGGAACGAGACCGGTCGCGGGTCGGGGGGCAGCACGATGGTACGTCCATTTTCCTGGGGGACGTCCAGACACGACGGGCAAACCTGGATACGGGTATTCTTCAACCGAGGACCTTGCTGCCAATCAAGCTGGAATTGCAGCCGGTCGAGATTCCAAAGAAATCCGCAACGCTGACACACGCCAAGCGCACGCGGAGCGCGTTCGCTGATCTGGGCATTGCCATGCGGTCGCATCTCATCGCCTCCAGTAACCGCCGGTCATGGGGCTTACATACATTGGCACCCACTCCGTATCCTCGGTCGCTGCGATCGACCATGCCTCGTCGCGGTCGACCTTGCGGATTTGCTCGAGCTCGGGCCGATAGATGCGTGCCAGGCGATGCGCGAGATCGGCCGTAATGGCGTCGAAGAAGCGCGTCGGAAGCTCGAGATTCTGCCCGTTGGCTATCGTCGCGTCCTGAATTTGTCGCGCGCGGTAGTAGAAGAAGTCGTAGGAGTACGAGCCGTCCGGAACGAGGTAGAACGTGATGGACGGCGAGATCAGGCGGTCGAACCAGTATTGCGACGGAAAGCCCTGCGCGGTCTTCGTCGAGATTCCGGCGTACTCGTCGCGGCTGATCGGAAGCAGATATCGGTCGAGCTGCGGGTTGGTCGAATAGCGAATGAATCCGGACAGGATCATTCGGGTCTCGGCGTCGACCGAATAGGTAGCGGTGCCCTGCACCAGCGGGATCGAGACCAGATCGATTGTCCAGAGATTCTGGCCCGGAAGGGTGTTAAAACGGGTCAGAGCCAGGTTGAGCTCCATGACCGCACGCTGAAACTGGGTTGGCTCAATCTCGGTTGGCCTGATCTGGACTCGATCGAAAGCGTTGAGGATAAACTCTCCGCCCGTTGGATTGAAGAGATAGGTCCCGCTCGTGACGATTGATGCCGGAAATGGATTGGTCATGAGATCAACCTCAATGTTCCAGTGCTGCCCGAGGACCCGCTAACCAGTCCCGGTGCCGAGGCCGCATAACTCGACAGCCCGAGCGCCGCGACGCTGCTCGCCCATGTTGCCGTGAAGAAGTCGCCGGCCGCGGTCATGGCAATCGAGCAGGAAACCGTGGTGAGGCTGTTGGAGGAAGGTGGATAGGTCACGGTCAGCGTGGCCGAGGACGGCACGGTCAGCACTGCGGCGGAGTCGAAGAACATCGCCGTAAAGGTAATGGACTGGCCGAGGGGTGCATTATGCGCCATTCCATGGCTATAGCACGGGTCCTCAATGAAGTGAACGGCCGCTCAGCCGATGACGATGGAAATCCGGACCGTAATGGTCCCGGCGGTCGGCGCCGTCGGATAGAGGCCGATCTCGGCGGGCTGCGGGGTAGTATTGATGACCCCTATTTCGGCGTCGGTGATCCTGTTCCAGACCATGGCGCCGGCGAGGAAGGTATCCTTGGTTTCAAGGGCATCCAGTACCCCGAACGAGGTCGGCGTCGGCAGGAGGCGCGAGGGTGCGGCGAGGAATTGCTGCAAGGATGCCTTGAGGCCCGGCTTTTTCCTCACAGGATCACTTAACGGTGCGAACCACTGGATCAGCTTCGAGACCGGGATGACCTGGCTGTCGCCCGTGTAAAACTGCTGCAATCTCGGAGGCAGTCCACGCTTTTGTCGGGTCGGCTCGCTTAACCATCCGAACCATGGAATGCTGATGATCGGGGCTGGCTGGTAGCTAAAAAAGGGCTGGGAAGGTGTCGGCAACCGCCGCCGCACCCGAACTGGTTCATTCAGTTTGTCGAACCAGCTGAATGATACAACTGGCACCGGGTTGAGGAAGACGAAGGGACTTCTAGCAGCTGCAGGTCCCGTCTTCGCCTTCTTGATTGGCTCGGACCATTGGTAAAGCCATTTGTCGGCTGTAATGACTTCGGCCGCGTTTTGGATTTCCTGACCTAGAGCGAATTCGCCTAGATGCCCAAGGCCGAACATCTGTCTACCACACTGATGTCAGGCAGATCTGCGATTTGAACGCATTTGCAATTTGCGCCATGCCAGCGTCTGACGGATGCTGGCCATCAGCAGCGGTGCAACATGCACCTGGCGTATAGAAGTCGTTGGTCGGCGCCAGCCTTGCCCACCCAGGAAATTCAGCGACCACTGACGCAATCCGCGCGTTGGCCTCGGCCAGAGTGGCCGGCGACAGCGTGTTTCCGTTATAGGTCCAATTCGTCATCGATGGAATCTGAGCGACCAGAACGGGAGCCACTGATCCAGGTGCCGCGAGCGTCCCGACATAATCGATAATCGTATAAGCGCCGGACGCGATCGGCGATAGCCTCACGGTGTGCTTTGTGAATCCGAGGTCTTTAAAAACCCGCGCATTGAAATTCGTGGCCGGATAGGCGTCGTCGGTCGCGCCGTTGGCGAAGAAATTACCGACGGAAACGCCATCGATTGAGATAGCAAAGTCCTTGTACGTACCGCCGCTTGCCGCGCTGATCGTTGTCCAGCTTCCAACTACGAGCGTTTCACCAAAAAAATCCCACTCCAGATACGCTGATGCTGACGTGGTGTAGAGCCCGGTTCCCCCGAGGGAAAGGGACTTGCCGCCATCACTTGCACCCGCCGATACCCATGTTCCGACTTGACGCATGGCGGAAGCTGGCACGGCCTCCTTCAGGATCGCGCCGGCAATAAAAGCGCGCAGATTGGTCTCAATCTTTGTAAACGAGGCCGGACCAGTACGAAGAAGGTCATTGAATCCGGCCATGACAGAAATGACCGAGTTGTTCAGAACCGGAACAACAGGAAAAGCCGCGCGAGACTGTTGCGCCATTCCAGTTCCGCTGACGGATTGGTTATTAAGGGATCCGCTGATACGTGATGCCAGCAAATTCGTGTAGCGGTGTGCCGTATCGCTCGCAGCATTACCCGCGGTCATGCTATCGCCAAAGGCGATAAGTGGAGATCCAACTTTGACCCTCGCACCAAATTCCATAGAAGCAACGGAGGACGAGATCAAGATTGTTATGAAGACGAACAACATCCGCATGAAAACCAAAATCCTTTATTGAATCCGAGCGGTCACCGCCGGCACTAACCCTCCTACGACGTACCAGTTTCCGGTGCCGCTTGTGACTTTCCCGATTAAAGTCGCATAATGATAGCCTTCGGCAAGGGCCGATTTTGTCGTTGCGCACGCTTGACTTTGCACGTTGTTTACCGCAGGTGGTTCGGCATAGGCGGTGCCATTTTCAGGCGTCAGACTGCCATCGATTGATATCCCTGAGAACAGTCCGCCCGTTGTAGATGAATTATAGGCCGAGCCGGCGAACGACGCATTAAGCGTCTCGTCGGACCAGATTAGAAATTCATTTCTAATTTCGGAATTGATCTCTGCATAACTCGTGGCCGAGGTGACCCGTGTTGCAGTGAACACATTCGAGGTCTGGGCGGCTTTTGGATTAAACCAAGACCGAACAAAGCGCTGCGTCGCAGTATCG